AAATGTTTGCAGCCTTGAGGCTATTTTACCACCTCGTGAATTAGTTTTTAATGCTTTTTGTTGGTCTTCAATTTGTTTATCTACCTGTGCAGTTAGACCGGAACTACCCATCGCTCCAGCACGAAGGAAAAACTCTTTCCATGAACTTGAATTAACAGTTTTGTCAAGCTGTGTAATAGTTCCGGTCAATCCATCAATTATTGATTTGAAGAATCCACCAACACTGCCGCTTGTAGTTAATGAAACAAATGATTTACCTAATTTGTCAACTGATGCTCCTAAAGTATCATTTTTAATAGCAAATTGTTCGGATGCCTTACTTCCATCATTAAAGTCTTTTGTAGCTTCTTTGATGTGTTTAGATAAATCATCTTGATGTAAGGCAAGGGCCGTAATTGCTTGTCCACTACGCGCTGCATCGAGGCCAACCCCTTTAAGTAAATCCTGAAATTGTGTTGTTGTCGGGCCACCCTTAGCTAATCCATCAAAGAATTTTCTTAACGCGCCTTGCGTATCATTATTTATTAAGTCGGTAAATGACTTTAATGTCAATGAACTATCCGCTATTTGCGCTACAGCTAAAAAGTCTGAACGTTTAGTAGCTAATGAAGATATTAGCTTTTTAAATGCTGTTCCTGCAACCTCCGCTGTTACGCCCTGCTCTTGTAGTACAGCACCATATGATAATAACACTGGCAAAGCTAATTTTGCTTGTGCTGCTGTACCACCTACCCGCTGTCCGAAGTCTGAAAGGAAATCACCAGTTGCTAAACCCGATTGTCCTAATCCTAAAATAGCAGATCCAATTTGATCAAATGACCGCTCAACATCACCACCATTTTTCTGCGAAATCCCAAATACCTTATTTAGAATACCTAAAGATTTTGCAATTTCTTGAGGGCCACCTTGAATTTCACCTCCTAAAGCAACTGATAGTTGATCGGTAGCCTTTGTAAATCCTGCTAATTGGTTTGTTGCAATACCTAATTGACCGCCAATAACAGCAATATCAACTAATCCTTTTAATGAGGTACGGGTGTCAATCTTTTTTAAGGCTTGAAATAATGCCTCAACTTCCGGCGTAGTTAATTGTGCTGTCCTTTGAACGTCTGCCAGGCTATCAGATATTTCCGCATTGCTTGAAACAACCGCTTTAATACCGCGAATAGCAGCATATACGCCAACGTATCCGGCTACAACAGCGCCTAATTGCCCTGTTATGCCTGAAAATACCCCTCTATTTGATGCAACAGCCCCTTTTTGTCTTTCTAAAGATGCCGTTGTGCTATCAATAGAGTTTTTAAGCGTCTGTATGCGATTATCTAAAGGCGATACACCTGCTGATAGTAATTGATTTAAAGCTGTCTGATATGCCCTTAAAGTGGCCTGTGAGTTACCAATCGAATTACCAAATAACTGAACATTCCCATTTAAAGAAAGGAGTTTTGTATTTAGGGTATCAATTGCGTTTTGTGCGGTTCTATCATTCCATGCTTGACTGCCTTTTGCGGCGGCTTGTGAATAGGTTCTTACTTGAGATGTAAGCCCTCCCAATGCACCCGATAATTGACCGACACCTGATGCTGCATTCTTAAATAAATCAAGTTTATCCGCTGCTGCCTGTAGCTTATTAAGTTGCGAAATTCCTGCGGTTACAGCCCTTGATAAGCCTGCTGTTGTACCTGTTATATCGAAACGTAACTCAGCCATTATTTATATTCTTTAAGAAGTTGCATGGCCTGCGCCATTGTAGTAATCATTTTCTTTTCATAACGCCTGTCTATATTTAATGGCCAAATACTTTCAGGCGTTATTGGGTTTTGATATATTCTACCCTGTGCATTCATTACCGCTGTCATGATGTTCCGGGACATGTTAATTTCCTTTTCACATCTATTCTTATAACCTATGTGTAATCTATAAAAATCTCTTAAAGTAAGTTTCTTTACTTTATCGGGATCTTGTAAGATTTCAAATGCTATAAGGATAAGTTCACCGATTTTGTCTTTACTTTTTTTTTCGGTGTAACCTCCTCTGTTGGCAATTCCCATCCGTAACATTCAGCAATAGTCCTACCCAAATAACGAGAGTTGATAAAGTCTTTAATTACAGCGTCCCATTCAGTTTGTGGCAAATCGCTAATCCATGCTTGAAGTTTGCGATAAGTCAAATCAAATGACAAATCATTTATCTCGCAATAGTTTTGTAATGCAGCCAAAGCCAAATTAACTAAGGCCTTTTGCTGAAACTTTCCGGGCATTGTAATTAAGTCAACGGCTTCATCTATGGTTAAAGAATCACCTGTAACTTCATCCATTGCTTCACAATAGATTTCAAGCGCACCTAATCCCCATGACAACCCGTATTCTTTACTGTTTATCGTTACTTTCATCGATCAATTTTAAAATTTGCTTCATTGTTGGTTCTTTAACTTGCTTAATCCATAACACACGCCTGATTGTATAGCAATGACATTTAGCCCATACAGTATATTGCACAAGCCACCTTTCTGGTGGAAAGGGTGTCAAAGTCTTAAATCCGACCTGCATAGATTAAGTAGTTACAGGTACTGGTGTGTATGTCAACGGCCCGTTACCTGAAATTTCAGTGTCATAAGTGGCTGAACCTGCAACAGGAGCGTTAAAGGTCAAAGAGTTCATAATACCTGAACCTTCAATTACAAATCCATAAGGATAAGTAGTTTGTGAAGGATTTGTCAAGAATTGAACCTCAACACTTAGATCGCCATTAATCCATAGAGGGACTAAATCGATGTTGCTACCTGCGATGTTATCTGCAAAGGCTTTGGCACTAAATGAAATAGTCCAATCTTTACTATCAACGGTGCGGGTAATCCATGAAGCGCCTGCATCTGCATCGTCATTCTCTGGTTTACAAGCATCATCTTCTGTAAGATTAGCTGTTAGGGTCAGAGTGGCGTCAGTTTGGCAGCGTAAAACTAAGCCATTAACTGTCACCTTTAATAATTTACCTGGAAGTGAATTTGCCATTATTTTATTTTTTTAATTATTTCTTGTGTGTTATTTATTGTTCCTGTTATCTGTATTACGGTCAATGCTTCAACCTGTCTTACACGTCCTACAAACCCGTATTTCTTGTCATCTGCTAACATTACAGCTTCTACTTTCATGTCGTTCTGTAGCGTTCCTATGCCGTTAAAGATACTATTTAATTTTAATGTATTAGTTTGTCTACCTATTTTTTGCCCATCCACATCTGAAACATCTGTTTCTATATCCATGTGAACATCATTACTGCAGCACCATCCATTATCATGCACTACAAACGCACTGCCTATCATTCGTCATCCTCCATCGTATCAATGCCATTGATATTCAAAATTTCATCCAAATCTGAACTTTCAAATAAAATACACCAAGCTTCTGATAATGCCTTTCGGTATAACTTTACATATTGTGTACAATCTATATGAACTTCTAATTTCGCCATACTGCTATAAAGGTAAGTATTTGATGTTTAATATACAAAAGCTCATTATTCTGTAGTATCTATAATTATTTCATAGTCTGCCTCTATAGGCATAGCGTTAATTATTAGATAGAACTCTTCGAAGTTTGTAATGAATGGACCTGATCCCTGAAACGTGACGGTTGAAGTTGCTTTCCCTGCATTTGCTGCACTTATACCTTGCGATTGAACAAAAGCATTGCCTGAAATAATTAAAAATGGGCTTATTGATGATCGTGTTCTGAATTCCAATGCCAGCATTTCACCAGTTAACACAGCCTTTAAAAGTGTTTTTGCATCCGATCCAGCGCTTGCCAATAGCAAATTCATATTAACACTCATAGTCCAACTACGGATTCCGGGAATAAATTCCTTCCAACGCCCTGAAGTAACTGCCGATGCTGGCAACATTTCCACTTCACAATTAAAATCACATGAAGTTTCGCACGAAATAAAGATACCACCAACGGTAATACCTATCATTTTTCCGGCTATTGTTCCGGGATTTCCGGGAATTATACTTGCCATAATATTATTTGATAGATTAAAACACGTCTTTCAATGCTTGTAGTTACAGTATCAATTGGTAGATTTTGGCTTTGAATTAATAATATATCCTGTATTATAAATCCCGGAATTAATATACTTTCAATTCCATTTATAACAATCTTTTCAACACTATCCAAAGGTGCTTTGTTTACATATCCCGGTGTATTTATTTGCCACATATTCACGTTTAAAGAAGTAAGCCATTCAAAGCAATCTTTGGTGCGTTCAAATGGTTGCTTAGTCTGAGAATCAAGTGTAATATAATTCTTTGGTATTGGTGTAATATTAAGTGGTACACGCTCATCCCATACAGGCCATCCTGTTATAGATAAAGCATTAATATATGCCATTCTTATCGGAGTGTCAGGATTTTCAATTGCCATTATTCAAATATACTATTTAAAAATCTTTTTAAGTTCTAATTCTACTTCAATTAACAATTGTGGGCTATTCCTAATAACTGAATTTGTAAAAAATGGGTTTTCAGGGTTATGCCCTTCACCATTAACAAAGAATTTCATTGCCTCTGCTTGTTGTTCTGGCGATAAGGTGGCTACATATTCTTTTGCGAATTGGCCTGTGCCAAAATTGACGTATGCCGCTAAATCATCGCCTCCGTGTATTTCTGCTGTCATTGGTGATTGAACGTTGAATATACCGGCTTTTAAAGAGCCTGGTGCATCTCGTTTTGCTTCGTTGACTATCTTATTAGCTGTTCTATTAATCGCTCTTTGCGCTGCCCTTTGCGTCTTTTCTTCCAACGCTTGTAAATCCTTTAAAGCTTGTGCAAACCCAATTATTTTCATGTGGTAGGAAATATATCAGGCGTAATATCCCGGTTAACACAAAGGTATTTTATATAATTTATGGGTATATCAACCTCAATGATTGCATGAATAGCATAAACCAATCCATCACATACAATATTCATGGCTTTATTTGGCGTGAAGCTACGGTTATAACGGGTTATTAAATACCAAATATCATCCTCAACCGTTAAGCCTCCTTGTACAATTAATTGTCCATCCTGATTAACACGTTTAGGGAATAGTTCTTTGATACCTCTTGTTTGATTAGCTAATTGCCATGAAACAATAGATCCCCCTGAACCATCATCAATTGCTACTTGCTGATAAAATGAAAGCGCATACCGGAACCGCCCCGGGTCGTAAAAACTTTTGTTTTCAAATATCTTCTTTGCCATTTTAGAAAGTTGGGCTACGTCTGTACTCGTTGATTAAAATTTGAATATCTATAGGCAAGCTTACTGAATAACTATCTTTTTGCTCAAATAAATACACAATTAGCTTTTCGGCTGCACTTATTAAAGGCTGTGGTATGTCTGTAACGTCATCATAGCCTATTGTAGCACTTATTACAGATTGATCAGGCACATATAAGGTAATCGATAATGGTTGTGTACGTGTCTTATAATCAACTACAGGGGCATCATCTTCATTGACTACACCTGTTATGACTATTGGATAAGTGGCTATTTCTGTTTTGCATCCTACGGCGTTAATAGTAACATCACGCTCATAAAGTGCATAGTCAGTGTAACGTTCAACCCATGCCACGCTTGTTTTGATACAACGTGTTATATCATTGTCTCGCCATGTATCGCTTAAATCAACCGATAGCACCTCTTTTTTAACGTAATCAAGAGGTAAAACTGTTAGTGCATCTGCCATAATATAAAAGTAATAAAAAAGGTGAACATAAAGCCCACCTTTTTACAAACCAAAACTAAACCACCAATGAAGATTATGTAGTTATTACTAACAATAACTTTTTAAACGATTCAGGATAGAAAATCGGCAGGGCAATACGGCCTTCCAAACGAATTGTCACAACATTTTTTTCAACGTTGTCCTTATTCTGTTCGAAGTAGCCAATTTGCATTGCTTTACGTTGGAAAATTGCTGTACCTCTTGCGAAGTCGCCATCAGTGAATACATTTGACCAGAAGATAGCTACACCACCGATACGCATTACACCTGCAGCATCCAATATGATTGGATAAGTGTAATCTTTGGTAGTTCCTTTGTTGATGAATATTTCCTGCCATGCAACAGGAGAAATAACAACAGCACTTGTATTACGTTTCAATTTACGAACCTGTGTAACACCGGCAACTATTTTATCGATGATATTTGAAGCAGCGGTTACAGATCCTTGTGGGAATGATTGGTTAGCAGCTTGTGTCCAAAGACCTAACAAGTTTTCACCTGTACCATTACCTTTGTAGATTTGTAAATCTTCTGCATCCAAATATGCTTTTGGCAATTCGTATGCGATCCATGCACGGAAGCCTACAACATCATCCATCAACTCATCCGGTACGTCAAGCAAACCTGCAATTTTACGTACAGCTGCATCAACTACAGTAGGTATATAACCTAATGATGGTTTTTGTGCGCCAACTGCAACAGTTGCAAAACCTAAGCCTGGAGTGCTATCAACAGTGTATTGTATGTAACGAATTAAGTTGCTTATTGTAGGGAATACCGGGATAATATTACGAGCGTGAAACTCATCATGACCCGGGCCTACAATGGGCGTAAATTCAGGCGCAACACCATTAGCCGGTACGCCTAATGCTTTGATAGCACCATCAAAATCCTTATCGTTATCATCACCGATAGCAACGTTAAATTTATTCCTTTGACCGGCAAAGAAATCTTTAATCATTTGCTCGCCTTTTTCAGTAGAAAGCGTTTCGATGATATGCTCGCTAAAGCCTTTCATACGTAAACCTGCTTCACCAATTTTGGCGCGTTTCATTGCGGCCTGAACTTCTTCCAGTTTGTTTTTATTTTCTTCTGAAAGTTTATCAAGTTCAATTTTGTTTTCAGCTTTTAGGGCATCAATCAAAACTTGGTTTTCTTTGGCCAAATCAGATTTCATTGCTTCAACGGCTTTTTCAGCGGCTTCTTTAGCTGCCTTTGCGTTAACCTCGGCATCATGTTTTTGCTTCTGATCTAAATATTGTTCTTTTTGGTATTCAGATAGAGCTTCAAACTCCGCAGGGGATTTTTGTTTAAATTCCATTTTTGTTTAAATTAAAGTGTGAATTAATTTGAATTTACTTACCGTACTGCTGTCCTGCGGGTTCGGTTTATTTTTATTTTTATCTTCTTGAGTGGATTTATCCGGCTCTTGAGTTCTGTTTATATTACCTGTGGCTGGATTACTACCAGCTAACACAAGGCTACTTTCACGTACATTTTTAGCTTCTAAAATGATAAAGTAATACGGTATGTATTCAAAATCAGCTTTATTGGCTATGTATGGATAATATTTATCGTAATTCCTTTTTAGGGTTATATCATCAGGGTCATTACTATCCATCGCAAACAGGATAGTAACATATTGCATTCTTACACTTGCTTCAATTGAAGCTCCGCTTTCCAACCATTCTTTAGCTTTGGCATGAATGATTTTATCTTTCGCTACCTTGTATATTAAAACCTGCGTATCGCCTGCATAATCTTTTCCTAATAAAGAAAATGGAATAGTTAGTATTAACATTTCCACATCTTCTTTCCGAACAATAGTATCAGCAATAGTCAATTCATGGTCTGCAACTAAGTAGTTTTTACCCTGTTGCTCTTTAATCGACTTATCCCAAATATTATCAATGTGCAAATCATCATGCGAATCTAAAATTTTAGTCGAGTTGACTGCTATGTAATAATATGCTGGGTCAATTGATAATGCCTTTGTTGATTCCTGTAACTTAACAGGATCAAGTGTACGGCATGTAATTGCTTGCCCTTTTAAATAAGACTTTTGCTCAACTGACTTTTTAAAGGCTATAATATCATCGATGTTTTTTCGGAAGTCGTCAAATAACGCTTCTTTAGTAGCATACTCTTTCTCTTGAAAATACCGACTTTTTATAATTGCCATTTATTTGCAGATTGGATTTTTAAATCCTTTTATTTTAGCGTCAATTGCCTGTTTCACTTTCTCATCAGATGTTTTACCCTTAATTTCTTTAAGGTTTTTTATCTGTTCTTCCTGCGCTTGCTTGGCTTTATCGCTCATAATACATCAAATGTAATGGAAATTAGAAAATAATTATAATATTAGCGTGTCACACTATTGTGAGTATGGAAATAATGATTTACATTTGTTATCATATGGGGACAATAGAATTATTTATACAACTAACTTCTCAATTTAAATGGTACGCCGGATATTGCAAGCATAATACTGCAAGCATGATAAAGAAAAGGTTTTCAGATGGCACATTATCATCTAAAAAGATTGAAGAAATATTTAAACATTTTGGATACGTAAAATCAATTCAAGAACAATGGCAGAAGAAATAGAAATTTGGAAACCTGTTTTAGGATATGAGGATTTTTATGCAGTAAGTAATTTGAGTAATGTTAAAAGGATATATGTAGAAAAATCAATTTTCAGATATGGTAAATTTCAACTATTCAGACATAAGGAAAGGTATTTAATAGGACAAGTAAACCCCGATGGATATCTTACTGTTGAATTGTCTTTTAGCGGATGTAGACGAACAGCATTTAAGCATAGATTGTCTGCAATCGCATTTATACCAAATCCTAACAATTACGATACGGTAAATCACATTAATGGTATTAAAACAGATAACAGGATAGAAAATTTAGAATGGATGAAAAATTACGATAATGTTCAAGACTATTGGACGCGTAGGAGGGCTACCAAAAAATTTTATTCATCCCCTAAAAGTAAACTTTCATTATCTGAAATAGTTCACATAAAGATTCTATTATCAAAAGGATTATCTGTTATAGAAGTTTCTGATAAGCTTTCAATAAGCCGGAGTATAATTTATTCAATTAAGAACAACGCTACGTGGAAGGATGTTGAAATATGAAATTAGCACTTGGGATAACCACAACTTTAGAACGGGCTGATGTATTTCATGATTGTTTATCTAATTGGGAAAAGTATTTGCCTGAAAATACAAAAATACACATTCATGTGGATATTGAATTAAAGGGAATTTGCTATTCTAAAAACAAAGTTCTTTCAATGTGTGATTATGCAGACAATATAGTAATTGTGGATGATGATATATTTCCAATAGTAAATGATTGGCATTTACCCTATGTTAATAGCGGTTTAAATCACGCATGTTGGAACTTTGATAGAAATGTGATAGATAGTTCAAATAAGAAATATGATGTCTTAGAAACGCCTAATGGCTGTTTTTTATACTTCACTAAAAAGGCAATTGAAGTTTGCGGAGGTTGGGATCAAAGTTTCGCCGGGTACTCTTACGATCATGTGAATTTGACTGATCGAGTTTTTAATAATGGCCTTATACCGGCACGATATATTGACGTTAAGAATACAAAGCACTTATTTCAAATTGCAAATTGTGAAAGCTCAGTCCCTTATCATATTCGAGCTAAATACATACCAATTAACCAGGCACTATACAAAGAGAAATACTATTCAAAAGAATTTATACCATACAAATAATGACACGAAAAGAATATATCCTGCAACTTGCCGAAAAAGAAGCTATTTCGGTAATAAGAAAAGCATCGATGAGGCCAAATGCCACCGAAGATGATTGCAAAAATTACAAAGATTTCGATTTGGTAGTTTATTCAATTATGTGTGGGATGGAAATAGGTTTAATGAAGGTACGAGATATATTATCTTATAAATAAAAATTATGAAAAAGTACATCGTTAGCCTTGTTATTAAAAAACCAATGCAAGGCGGATTAATTAATATTGTAAATTGTCTAAATAATAATATAGATGCTGATAGTAAACATGAAGCCTTTGGTATTTATTATGACAGAGTTAAAAAAGAATATCCTGAACACGATTTGCATACTCATATTGAAATGGAAATAGATGCGTAGAGAAGAAAACATGTGCGGAGGCAAAAAGCCTTACAAAACTCAACAGGAAACGCACCAAGCTATTGCAGCTTTAAGTAAAGGAGGGGGTAGGGTTTCATCTTATCATTGTACAGAATGTAACAAGTGGCATATCGGCCATAATGGTAAAGGCAAAAAGCTAATCCCTGCAAAAGAGTTAAAATATGGCATACAATCAAACCACGAAAGTAAGACACATTTAGCAAATAGGAGATTTATAAAATGAGCAGAAAAAAGGGAATAAGCAAAATAACAGACAAAACAGGAAGCTGTATAATAATAAAAGATGGAGGTTCGTTAGAATTTAATCTAAAATTAGATAAGAATAATAAGGAACATAAACAACTTTTGGATAAACTAAAACCGAAATATTAGATTTATAAAGAAATGAGAATAAGCGTAATACACCCAAGTAAAGGAAGGCCTGAAATGTGTTTTAATACCGCAGAAAAATGGATTAAAACGGCAGATAACCACGTTCAATATATTATAAGCCTTGATAAAAATGACACTTCAAATTACGTCATATCATCACATGTAATACCTTTAAAAAGCGATAATAGGTCAGCAATAGATGCAATTAATAAAGCTGCTAAAATAGCTTACGGCGACATTTTGATTGTAGTTAGCGATGATACAGATTGCCCCCCTCATTGGGATACATTTTTATTAAAACATTTAAAAGGCAAATCTGATTTTTGCGCTAAAGTTGATGATGGATTACAACCTACTTTGGTAACTATGCCGATTGTTGATAGAATATTTTATGAAAGGTATGGATACATTTATCATCCAGATTATTTACACATGCATTGCGATCAAGAATTAACGTCTGTGGCTATTATGACAGGTAAATACATTAAATTACCACTATCATTTCCACATTTACACTACACATCAGGAGCAACGCCTTATGATGCTGTGTACGCTAAGAATAACGCTACATGGGTACAGGGCGAAACGTTATTCAATGAAAGACTAAAAACAAACTTCGGGCTTAATGAAAGTGAAATTGTAAAACCTTATTCTGAAATACAATGGAGATAATTAATTTAGAAGCTTTTTTAAAGCTACCATCAAATACTTTATACCAAAAATACGAACCACAAGTATTTAGCGATCTTGAAATTAAAGTAAATGATCCGGGGCAATGGGAACCAGCGTGGCTTGCACTTAGCCTATGGGGTTTTACTGAAGGTGCAATTTGTAGTGGTACCAATTCTGATATTATTTATAATGGTAAATTTAGATGGGACCTTGAATCGATAGGCAGAGATGGCTATTATGACCATGATCAATTATTTTGTGTTTATGATAAAGAAGATGTTCAACGTTTAATTAATCAACTATCAAAATGTCTATAAAATTAAGCGTTCTTATAGCCACAATGCCTTTGCGCTGGCAAAGCTTTCTAAGCCTAATCGATTGTTTACAAAAACAATTGAAATATAATGATACTGTTGAAATTCTATTTGACGAAAGCATGGAATATAATGTGGGCATTAAACGCAATATTTTACTATCAAGAGCAAAAGGAGAGTACGTGGTATTTTGTGATGACGATGATGAAGTATCTGAAAATTACATTTCTTTAATCCTAAATGCATTGGAAACGGGCCCGGATTGCGTTGGCATCAATGGCATTATTACCACAAACGGTTATGATAAACGCAAGTGGTTTATATCAAAAGAGTATGGACATTGGCACACTGGATCTGATGGTATTTATTATAGAACTCCTAATCATATCAGTCCAGTTAAGCGTGAATTGGCATTAAAAGCTGGATTTCCAAATATATCATTTGGGGAAGACGCTATTTATTCATCGAGATTATTCCCATTTTTACTTACAGAAGTGTTAATTTCAGAACCAATTTATCATTATCAATACAATTCTTTAAAATGAAAAAAAACGTAATTGTGTCTTTTGCCAACTCACAGAGCAATTATATGCTTTCATTAGCACGTCTATCTCACTCTTTGAAATATAATTTTGATGGTGATTTTATGGCTTTTGTTGGCGAACATACGTTGCCAGGATGCCCTTCACATGAGGAAACTCCATATGCTTTTAAATTGTACGCTATACAGGCAGCACGTGATGTAGGTTATAAAAACATACTTTGGCTCGATTCAAGTTGTTTCGCAGTACAGCCGTTAAGTCCTATATTTGATCACATTGAAGAATATGGATACATCATGCAGGATGCCGGACATTTTGTGGGTGTTTGGTCAAATGATAATTGCCTTAGATATTTCGATTTAGATAGGGATGTAGCCATGAACTTACGTTGTTATGGTAACGCTGGATTTTTGGGGTTAAATTTTGAAAAGCAAATAGCAAATACATTCTTTAATTTATGGCGTGATTCAATGAATGCAGGCGTGTTTTGTGGCAAATGGAATAATGATAAAAAAACAGAGAGCCAAGATGAACGGGTGCGTGGCCATAGACATGATTTAGTGGCAGGTAGTATCATTGCAAACAAATTAGGAATGGAATATCAGTCATCACAGGAATGGTTGCAATACGCAGGCCCGTATGACCAACGATTGAATGATAAAATATACATATGCGCGCAAGGCCTTTAACAATTAAACAAATTTATAAATAATCATAATGGAAAAATTAAGTAAAACAGTAGAAAAAAGAAGTTGGGATGAATTTAGAAAAACAGGATTGTTCATGTTTGTAAATACAATTCTCCACGCCTTTGGTTGGGCATTATGTGTTGAGGTGGAAAACTACAAAGAGTTAGGAGATGATGCCCCTGTAACAATATGCTATCCTGCACGTGTTAAGTTTAGAGGGTTTGCAGAAGATGATCAAACTCAAATGCATGAACGTATTGTTGATTATTTAGAACAAGTTGCCCCTAATTTAAAAGAAGAAATAAAATAATATATGGGAATTACCACACAAAGCTTAAATAGAATTAATCGCTATTTAAAACCTGAATCGAAAATATTAATAATTGGCTGCCAAAACCTTTACAATGAAGATAATTACGGTGAAATCGCTCACACCTATTTTAAAGCCTTAGGACACTATGTAAAAAGCATTGATATACTTGGTTGTAATGGAAGTGAAGTTGCCGACCTGCGTGATGATTTGGGCTTTAAGCCTGAATATGATATGGTAAATGATTGTGGTAGTAAAGAACACATCGCAGGCGAATTATATCAACCTTTTTTAAACATGCACAAAGCCTGTAAGATAGGGGGTGTTATCATACATGAAAATCCACGTTTCGGGCATTGGCCTTTACACGGGCAACATTATTTTAGCATGGGGTTTTATAATAAATTAGCTGAACTTGCCGGATACGATTTATTAGAAGTATGTGAGGAAGCTGCTATGAGTAATTATGATTCAGGCATGAACGTTTGTTCTGTATTGAGAAAGAATCACAAATCATTTATATCTGAAATGGTATTTAACGCACTTTATAACGAAACTATATTTAAATCATGAGCTATTCCCAAAACCAAGAGGATCTATTTGTTTTAAATTACTTCAAAGGATATACTGGTAATTTACTAAGCGTTGGTGAAAACAACGGGACTGATTTGAGTAATGCAAAATTACTAATTCAAAATAACTGGAATGCAACGCTCTTAGAGCCTGGCAATATCTTTCATGAGCTTCAAAACTTGCACTTAATTAATGAAAGGATACAGTGTTTAAATATAGGGATTGGAGATAAGGACGAAGCCGTTTTGTTTTGGGAATCCGGCGCTCATGTACCTTATGGCACTGATAGGGGGCTTGTATCATCTGCTAACTATTCTGAAACCGAACGATGGCGTAAAATGGGTGTCCAATTCGATGAAACACAAATTAACCTCGTTACATTCAAATCATTTATGAATTTGCTATCAATGCATAGAACATTTGATTTTATTTCAATCGATGCTGAAGGGTTTGATTGGAAAATATTAAAGCAAATTGATTTAGATGAAGTGAAATGCAAATGTTTATGTATTGAGTGGAATGGTGATATTGCTTTATGGCATAATTTCAATGATTACTGTAGTTCATTTGGAATGAAATTAGCAATTCAGAATTGTGAGAATTTAATATTCATAAAGTAACATGAAAGAAAAGGCAAAGCACTTTATAGAGCAACAATGTTCAAATTGTATTCACTTTAAAATTGTATCAAAAACAAAAGAAATTTATTCATGCTCGAGTGCTTTGCCTAAACTTTTTAAAACGATTAGGTGTAAACCTGATTCTTATTGTGTAAACCATGAACTCGACCCAAATAGCAAAAAACAAAAAATA